GAGTCAACTGTCAGATGCTGTACGCAAAACGGTATCAGAGGAGGATCAGCTACTGTCCACTTTCCTATCTGGCATCAGGAAATCCAAGACATCCTCGTCCTCAAAAACAACAAAGGAACAGAAGACAACCGAGTCAGAAAACTCGACTACAGCATCCAGTTAAGTGAATTATTTTATCAACGGTTTATCGATAATAAGGAAATCTCGTTATTTTCGCCTCATGATGTTCCTAACCTTTATGAGAGTTTTGGGACCACTAAGTTTAATGACCTTTATCGTAGCTATGAGGATGATCAATCCATCCCCAGAACCACAATCGGAGCACAAGAACTCATCCTTGACCTCCTTAAGGAGCGAGCAGAGACAGGTAGAATTTATATAATGAATATTGACCATTGTAATACTCATTCCTCCTTTAAAGACAAGGTGGAAATGAGTAACTTGTGTCAAGAAATTACATTACCAACTCATCCTATTCAGCATATTGATGATCATCTTGGTGAAATAGCATTATGTATTCTATCAGCAGTTAATGTTGGTACGATTAGAAGTGATGAAGAACTAGAAGAACTGTGTGAGTTGTCTGTTCGTGGATTAGAAGAGTTAATAGACTATCAAGAGTATCCTGTATTAGCAGCAGAACTTGCCACTAAAGCACGTAGAAGTCTTGGAGTGGGATTCATTGGTCTCGCACACTATCTTGCTAAGTTAGGGTTCGACTACGACTCACAGGAGGCGTGGGATGCAGTTCATGGACTTGCTGAATCATTTCAATACTATCTTTTGAAGGCATCTAACAAAATTGCTAAGGAAAAAGGTCATTGTGAGAACTTTGGACGTACCAAGTATGCTGATGGTATATTACCAATCGATACATATAAGAAAGACGTAGACGAGATTTGTTCTCAACCCTTACAACATGATTGGGAATCTCTTAGATCTGATATCAACACCCACGGATTACGGCACTCAACGTTGTCTGCACAAATGCCATCGGAGAGCAGTTCCGTTGTGTCAAACGCTACCAATGGAATCGAACCTCCTAGAGACTACTTGTCCATTAAGAAATCAAAGAAAGGGCCTCTTAAACAAGTTGTTCCACAGTATGGGACTTTGAAGAATAACTATACCTTATTGTGGGAAATGCCGAACAACAAAGGGTATATAAATATTGTCTCTGTGATGCAGAAATTTTTCGACCAAGCAATATCTGGTAACTGGAGTTATAATCCAGCACACTATCCTAATAACGAAGTACCTGTGTCAGAAATGGCAAAGGATCTTCTTACAACTTATAAGTTAGGATGGAAGACCTCTTACTATCAAAACACTCATGATCAAAAGAGTGATGAGATGGAACCTGCTCATCCTATGGGATGGCATGATGATGTTAAGGAAGATAAAGTTTCTACCTTGATGTCAGAACTAGAAAATGCTGACGAATCGGAGTGTGAATCCTGTGCCATCTAAGATAGACGGAATGACCGTATTCAATACACAAGAGGTTGACTACAAAAAACAACCTATGTTCTTTGGAAAACCTTTGGGTGTTCAAAGATATGATTCTTACAAGTACCCTACTTTTGATAGGTTGACAACTCAACAGTTGGGATACTTTTGGAGACCAGAGGAGGTATCTTTACAAAAAGATAGAGCAGATTATCAAACATTAAATGAAGTTCAGAAACACATCTATACCAGCAACCTTAAGTACCAGATCATGCTGGACTCTGTACAAGGTCGTGCTCCTGGTATGGCTTTTATACCTTACTGTTCTCTACCTGAGTTAGAAGCATGTATGGAAGTATGGGGTTTCATGGAGATGATTCATAGTAGATCCTATACATATATCATTAAGAATGTATACCCAGATGCCTCTGAGGTATTTGATACTATTATTAAAGAACCACGTATTCTAGAACGTGCTGCTAGTGTAACAGGTGCGTATGATGATTTTATCAATGAAGCACAGCAGTGGGGTCAGAGTAGTTTGTGGAAGGACATGGATAAATCATTGAATACATCTCTACCTGTTTTAGAGATGAAAGAACTTAAACGTAAACTCTATAGGGCAGTAGCAAATGTTAACATCTTGGAAGGGATACGCTTTTATGTTAGTTTTGCTTGCAGTTTTGCATTTGGTGAACTTAAACTTATGGAAGGGTCAGCTAAGATTATATCGCTCATTGCCAGAGATGAAAATCAACACCTTGTCCTCACCCAAACAATCCTAAAGTATTGGAGAGAAGGTGATGATCCAGAAATGAAACAGATAATGAAGGAAGAGGAAGAGTGGACTTACAAGCAATTTGATTTGTGTGTGAATGAAGAGAAGAGATGGGCAGAATATCTCTTCAGAGATGGTAGTATCATAGGATTGAATGACAAATTATTGTTTCAATATGTTGAGTGGATTGCCAATAAGCGTATGAAGATGATAGGATTGAAGCCCGTTTATGATATCGCTGCAAGAAACAATCCATTACCTTGGACACAACATTGGATTAGTTCCAAAGGTCTTCAAGTAGCACCTCAAGAAACTGAGGTTGAATCTTACGTTGTTGGTGGCATCAAACAAGATGTCAACAAAGACACTTTTGCTGGTTTCTCATTATGACAAAAAACTACGATGATTCCAATTGGCGTGAGGAGATGAAGGGATACACTTCCAACAAACTCCAGTTAGAGATGTTGGATAATGGTCCTAAGAGTCTATCTCAGTCATGGATGATGGGTGCATTGTATAACAAGTGGAAAAAGATGAAGGGTTATAGTGACCCACCACCACCCGATTGCTCATCCTCACTCAAAGAGTGGGAACAAAGCATTAAAAAACACACATCTTGACATGCCTACCACTATTAAATTCACCATCGCACAAGACGGTACTGTTACTGAAGAAGTACAAGGAGTTAAGGGAACAAAATGTGAATCCCTAACAAAAACCATAGAAGAAAGACTTGGTGAAGTGGAGAATCGTATACATACTCCAAGCTACTATCAAAAAGTAGAAGATGAAATTGAAGAATTTACTCATGACTCGGAGGGTTGTTGATGTCCCATTTTACTAGAATTCAAACCAAGTTAAAAGATAGACCTGCTTTAGTAGAGGCGTTGAATTTACTTGGTCATTTTCCTGAAGAGGAGAAAGAATTAAAAGTTACTGGGTATCATGGTGTAGGTCATGAGACTGTTACTGCTGATATAGCAATAGCACAAGATTCTGGTTTCAAATGGAATGAAACTACGGGAACTTTTGTACTAGTAGCAGATGTTCAGACTTGGAATCAGTCTATTCCTATTGCTAGGTTTCTTGATAAACTTACTCAACAGTATGCAAGAATGTTAGTTCATAATACTGTTAAGGGTATGGATGGATTTGAGGTACAGGAGGAATGGGAGATGGATAATAATAGTATAGAGATAACGGTGACTAGGTGGGACTAAATATGAATAGGAATAAAATGATTATGAAATGGTTGAAGAAAGAGTTTACGAAAACGCCTGGTTATATGAAGGTAAACCTTTCACTTCTGACGATATTGGCGATTTCTTCGGTTTCGTCTACCGTATTACTAATATCCAGTCGGGCAAACAATACATCGGACGTAAATACTTCTACCAAAAACGTAAGCCTAGAGGTGGCAAGAGAAGGGTTACGTCTGAGAGTGACTGGAAGCGATACTATGGAAGCTCTGCAGAACTTAATTCAGATAGAAAGTTACTTGGAAATGCAGCGTTCAAACGAGAAATCTTATCCCTCCATACCAGACTTGGAGATGTAAACTTTGAAGAAACTAAACAGTTGTTTCTTCATAATGTTCTAACAGAAACTCTTGACGGAAAAACACCTTTATATTACAATAGTAATATCTTAGGACGCTACATGCGTAAAGATTATTTTAAACCACAACAATGAAAATCTTTTTAGACACTGCTGATTCTGAACAAATTCAAAAGCACTATGCTTCTGGATTGATTGATGGTGTAACAACCAACCCCACTCTTATCATGAAGAGTCATAAACAACCTGATGTTGTCTATCAAGAACTCAAAACTATGGGTCTAAAGGACATTAGTATGGAGGTTGTTGCAGATAGTATTGTAGATACATTAAGAGAAGCACATCGATTATATGATCTGTTTGGTGATGTAACTACAATAAAATTACCATGCACTCCTGATGGATTGACTGCATGTAGACAGTTAGCCAATGAAAATATTAGAGTCAATGTAACCCTAGTATTCTCACAGGTACAAGCAATCCTTGCTGCTAAGGCAGGGGCAGCATATGTTTCACCATTTGTTGGTAGAGTAGATGACAATTCATTTGGTGGTCTATGTTTAGTTAAAGATATTGCTAAGGTATTTCGTGAGCACATGGTAAGGACTGAGGTTCTAGCAGCATCTATTAGAGGTGTGAGAGATGTTGGTAGAGCGTTTGAGTATGGTGCAGATGTTGTTACTGTTCCTGTAGGTGTGTTTGAGAAGTGTTATAAACACATTCTTACTGATAAAGGTTTAGAATTGTTTGATAATGATTGGCAAACTGTTCAAGCATTAACTAATGAGAATTCATCTTTGGTACAGTAGAGACGTAAAATCTTGGCGATGGTGCATCACTGATCGTGATCCTCGTAAGTTTGGACTTGGGAACAGGCAAGAGACTGGTGAGGCTAAAGAGATTGATGAGGCACTAGCAAAGATTAAAGAAATATCCAACAAATGGATAGGAAAAGAAGAACCCAATGCAGGGTGGTTTGGAGCGTAGAAAAATGCTAAAAGTAAGATGCCGTTCATGCGGTAAAGAAATAGAGGGACACTCTCATCAGACAAGATGCTGTGGTTGTAGTAATATGACCACAATAACAGGAGATAGTATCACTGCTCTTGACATGTCAAAGGTAACGATTGTGTCTCATGGACATTCCGCAAACAGGGAGGAGTCTTTTACCTCTCAAGATTTGGAATGGCAAGAGCAAAGAAGAAAGAGAAAAGTTAGAAAACTTAACTTTGAGGTGCGATAATCTAAAGAGGACATTAAGAATATACATAATAATACAAGACTATGTTATAGTATCCTCACACAGCACCCTAGAACTATGATCAACCTAGACGAGCGATACCATTCTTACTTGGACGGTAATAAGAAAATGAGAATAGATGGTATAGAAGAACAGGTTAAAGCATATGGATGGCATTGTGATGGTAGTTCGATAAGAGGACACTACGTCACGACAGAAAATTATAAGTTGTTTTATAATATGGAAGGGATATTTACAAGGATGGAATCGTTGGCTGCTGTTAGGTAGTATGTCTGGAGATAATCTACATAGGCATCAACCTTTGATATTTTACTCTTCCACTTTTAGTGAGGCTAAAAGTATTCTTATTAAGCTTAAAAAAACCCCCTCAAAGGAGGGGGAATTAAAGCGTACTTTTTAATTTTACTAAGGTGGATGGGGGTGTGAATATAATCTAAGCGTCATAGTAATACCTCCTTACAGATACGTTTACAACTTGGATCGTCGTCTTCGCATTCAATCAAGCATTCGTAATAGTCATTGATTTTAGCTTCTTGTTCATTGAACTTTAATCCTTCTGCGTGACTGTTCCATCCTGCAAGTTGATTGTACGACATCATCATAAGTTATACCTCCAAAAATTAGACTAATTTGACCTCATAACCAAGAGGTTTGGGTTCATTGTTTCCCTCCTTGTTCTCTCATATTATTTAGCATATTTGTGTGCATTTGGCAACACTTTAGTAACATTTCTCAAACGGGTAAATATACTTGTATACTATTACTCAATAAGATGAAAAAGTATTTCGATAAGGTTGTTGAATGGGATAAGAATCTCATTAAAAAATGTCAAGATAAGTTTGGATGGACTGATTATCAAGTTACTTGCATAGCATTCGCTAAAGGGTTTATAATCGGTGCAATCTTACTCTGATATAGTATGGTCAGTCAATATAATGATTGCCATTCTTTTGATAGCAGTTGCTATTGTAATCTACTGGATCTTTAAGTACGATGATTGGAATCCTAATCCCATTATTAATGATGACGAGCCCAGCGAAAGCATGGGAGATAGAGAAACAACAACCCTATGAGGGTATGTTGCCCGACAATACTCAGGTGCTTAACACTTGGATACAGAATATGAAACAATGGGAATTGGAACAGACAATTCGGGATCCAGAATTTGATATAAATAATGCACTTGCAGAATATTTTAATGGGAGCGATGACCCCACCGAGCAGGAAAAGCTGCTACAACTTTCGAGTAACAAAAATTGATAAGGTTTTAGATGGCGATACTATCGATGTTACTATTGACCTCGGTTTTGATCTATACAAGAAAGAAAGAGTTAGAGTTGCAGGAGTTGATACGCCAGAGAAAAGAACAAGAGATCTTGAGGAGAAAGCACTGGGAATAGATGCTACGAATTGGTTAAAGAAAAAACTTGAAGATACTATTGCAGGTGATGGAGATGAACTCACTATTAGAACAGAACTTGTGGGTGGCACTGGGAAGTATGGTAG